ATTGAGCAGCTCGGCAATCAACGGCGTTGGATCCGGAGCTGAGACCCCAGCAGCTTCGGCTCCATCAGTCGCCTTTTCCGCCTCCGAGGTTGCCCGCTGGTTCACCAGCCCACGCGCCATCCTCTGTGCCATCGCTTGATTGTGGCTTTCGCGCTTGATCGTCGCGTCGAGCAATCTTAACTGCCGCTCGAGCTCAAACTTGTGTTCAGCAAGCGCAATCTCAGACTGAGTCTTGGCCTTCTGGGTCTCAATGTCGGCAAGCGCCTGTGTCTTTTCGATCTCGCTTCTGGTTTGCAGCGCGACCATGCTGGGGTCAGGCCCTGCCGCCGGGGGCATCTGGCCCCTCGGATCGGTAAAGTAGCGATTGACGGCTTTGAGGCCGACAAGCTTCACGACTTCTTTCGCCGAATTGTAGAGATTGTCGACCGTCACCATGTGGGACAGCCCACCTGCAAGCGCCTCCTTTTGCAGCGCAATGATCGTGGTCATATGCGCGAGCTGCTCGGACTTGGTGCCGGTGCCGAGCCCCACGTTGATGGTCATATCGTTGCGCTCTTTCCAGTCGCGCGGGTCGACGGTGATCCATTGGTTGCGCAGCAGCGCCGTCTGCGCTTGCGAGCCGTTCCTGCGGATCACGCCATGCAAGAGGCTGAACAGATCGCGAATGCCCGTCTCCGCAAAGATGCGGGCGATAAGCTTGATCTTCGCCTGTGAGGCGTTGAACATCTGGTTGGCGATGGTGGCGACCTGGTTCTGCAGCGCATTCGGATCGACGCCCTGCCCCTGCCGGCTCACGCCCGTGCGCCACTCTCGCGTGGCGTCGAAATACTGCAGCGCCGGATAGATCGAGGCAGTGATGTCAGGCACGACCTGCCACTGCAGACCGCCCGGCGCCTTGGTGCGCACGATGCCGCCCGGGCGCGAGACCAGGAGGTCATCAAGCGTATTGTCGGAGGCATGACTTTCGGGCACCTCGACGCGCGGATGGTTGTGCAAATAGAGATTGTCGAGCGCGCCACGCAGCAGAGCTGTCTTGATGCGCTGGATGTCCATCACCAAGTCAGCGACCGATCGGCCGAAGAACCGGTGCGTCATGATCACTGGCGTCATTGCGGCAAACGGAATGCAATCGACCTCGACAATCTCCTCTTCTCCGTTGCGGATCAGGATCTCGCTGTCGTCTCCTCCGGTAGTGACCCGATAGAGCGCAGCCTTGCCATTTCCCTCGTGGTCCATCCGCACATAGTGCTCGGTAACCTTGATCTCGCGATTGGCCTTGTTCAGCCCATCGTTCACCACGGTTACGCTTTCATCCACGGTGTCGCGCGCCCTGCTCTCGCGACTGCCGACAGTCGTGGTGCTGGGCAAGCGCCTGATCTGCACCGGGTCATAGCCCGCGGCAATCAGATCGGCTTCACGCTTGATCACCTCATGAAAGCAATAGCCGCAGTCGCGCAGGCTGCGCGCATGGCGCGCAATGCCGAACTCCTCCGGCGGCACGCCTTCCACACGCGCGCATTGATAGGTCTTGCGCGTGAGGACGGTGACGTCGTGAAGCTTAGGCGTATTAAGTGCGTCCATGAATCGGGTTCCATTGCCTGGATCGGCCGGCGTATCAGGCGGATGCGTGGACTTAGATGGACACCGAGATCGTGCAGGGTCTTTCCACACGCTGATGGCCATCATGAAAAGATGATCGGAGTTGCGATCTATACCGCTCCCATACCCTTGGGCGGGATGTGCTGCAACTCTTCTGAGGGCGGCTCGGACGCGACCGCTGCCGCCGGCGCTTCGACCTCGTTCGTGGCTGGCTGCGAGATGTCGTAGACACTATGCGCGATGATCTCGACCGCCGGATTGGCGACGATCATCATGAACTGATCGTCGGTGAGCCCATAGAAGGTCTCGCGCTGCTCGCGCTCCTCCTCCTCCCACCACACCTTGACGATGCCGACCTTGGACAGGAGCGCGTCCTTGATGAAGGAATAGAGGATCAGGAAGCCGGGATTCTTCTGCATGAAGACATGATTGACGTAGTCGGTCTCCTGGGCGGCGGCGGCCACGTCCTCGGGGCCGGTCGGCTCGAAGCGGACCACCTCGTCGCCGGCGGCGAATATCTCCATGAGCTGCGGCATCATGCCGTCGACGGTGTCGGCCACGTCGGAGGAGACGGCCTTGGAGCGGCCGGCCGGCGCCGGCATGTCGCGGGACACGTCGCCCTGGTAGTACTCAAGCGCGCGGCTCCTTTCGTCGGAGAGCTTGCTGGCGCGGATGGCGGAGAGCGCGTCGGCGCGCTCGGCGGCGAGCATGGCTTTGAGCCGGGCCGGGGACATCTTCGGCATTCGATCTCCACCCGATCTCCACGCGATCTCGCCCCTTGGCGGTCTCACACCACGCCGTAGTCGGGGTACTCGATCCGGCGAGCAAAGAAGCCGCGGCTGCCCGGCGCCTGATCGAGCGTCATCGCCAGATAGCGGAAGGCGTCGGCGGCGTGCGAGGTCCAGTCGTGCACGGGATGCCGGCGCAGCACCTGCAGCCGCTCGTCGTGCTCGGTGCGGTAAAGCTTGAGCGCATCGAGGCCGCGCGCGCATCGTGCCGCGTCGAACCAGCAGCGCGGGATGAGCATCCGCACCGCGTTCACCCCGTCCTCGAACCGATGCAGCGGCGCGAGCCGCAGCCCGCGCAGGCCGAGGCTTTCCAGCACCTCGAGCCGGCTCCTGCCGGTGCCCAGCTCGCGGGCCTGAACGTCGTGGGGAACGATATGGCCGGCATAGACATAGGGCCGCCCGACGATCTCGCGCACGTAGTGGCCGAGATCGACGCCGCCGGACTCGTAATAGTCGATGATCCTGATCTCGCGGCCGATCACCTGCGCGAACCAGATCGCGGTGGCGTCGCGGATGCCCAGGTCCCAGGCGGTCCACACCGGCGCGGCGGGATCGTAGGGGACACCGCAGATACGCTTTTCCCGCTCGGCATCGGCCATCAGCCGCCCGTAATAGGCGCCGACGATCGCTGCCTCGAAGCTGCACTCGAACTCCTGCGCGTATTGCTCCTCAGTCAGATCGCGCCGGGCGAGCTCGAGCTCGGCCGCCGCGATCAGGCCGGTCGCGCTCGCCTTGAGCATCATCGTGAACCAGCCGGGATCGGCCCGGGCCCGCCGCCACAGCTCGTAGAAGGCGTTGCGCCCGCGCGGGGTGCCGATGAACACCGCCCAGCCCTGGCGGTCGGTGAGCGCGGGACGGATGATCTCCGACCAGACCCGCGGGTCCATGTCGGCGTACTCGTCGAGCACCACGCCGTCGAGATAGATGCCGCGCAGCGCATCCGGGTTGTCGGCGCCGTAGAGCCGCACCTGGCCGCCGTCGGGATAATCGGCGCGCAGCTCGCCGTGGTGCACGGCGGCGCCGATCTCCCGCAGCGGCTCCATGGCGCAGCGCAGATAGTCCCAGGCGACGGTCTTGGCCTGCTTGAGATACGGCGCGAGATAGGCGAAGCGCGGCCGCTCCCGGAGCTCCCGCAGCGCCGCCCGCTGCAGCTCGTGGACGCAGGCCACGGTCTTGCCGGCGCGGCGGTGGGTCACGATGCAGGCGAATCGCTGCCGCCGGAGGTGGAAGGGCTCGAACTGTCTTCGTTGGATATAGTCGACGTAGAGGGGCGCCACTGGACAATTCTCGGTCGGGGCCCGGCCGCGGGCGCGGCAGCACGGGCGGGCGGGCGGCCGTCGCTGCGATCGAAGACTTCCCGTACCGCCGCATCATCGCTCTTGACCGCCCGCTCGACGAGCGCGCGGACGATGCGCTCGGCCTGCGTCGCCGCGCGGCCGCCGGTCTCGACGACGCGCGAAAGCTCGCGCAGGAGCGTCCTGCGCATCAGCTGCTCGACAATCTCGTCCGCCCGCTCGTCGTCGGCCATGGCTCGGCTCCGGTTGCTCGACCGCTCCGGCGCGCCGGCGCGAGCGGCGCGCGGGAAGCGAGCGCGCGGGCCCGTCGGCAAGGGGCAGGCCGGCCGCGCGCAGGCCCGCGCCGCCGCAGGCGGGCGACCCGCGCCGCGCGGCCGGCGTCCAGACGCAATGTTGGAGAATGCGCGCTTGATAGATGACGCGCGTAACGAGTCAAGACGAATTTTTGCCGAGGCGCGCGAGCCGGCAGCGCGGACGCCCGAAAGGCGCGATCGCCGCCGGCGGCCGCCTGCCGGTCACATCCCGATCCCGGACCGGGACCGCCGGGACGAGGCGGGCGAGCCTTGC